TCTGATTACCAGATAATAAAGATGTATCTTCTGCATTATTTCTATTTAACGTATACCTCTTCGTTCTCTTTTCTGATTCATCAAGATATAATTCATCATATATGATCCCCCAATCACCGTGGAACTTTTCAACAACTGTTTCATCGACACGCATGGTTACGGATTTAAAAATATGTCTTCCAATTTGATCCGCGTAATAACTATCGGAACCTGATAGAGCGGGTAATTCAAACGTTACATACATATTTGCTAAAAGATCTCCCATATTTCTCGGGTTATACATAACTTTTATAGTTTCACCAAAAGGCCACGATGTTGAAGAACTACTTGGTTTATTAATATTTAAACTTTTATGAAACTTTGTAAAATTAGCGTGTCTTTTAGGTTCATACTTAAAGAGTGAATGAATAGGATCATCTTCTAAAAGGTATGTATCTTGTTTACCAATTGCATTGAGTGATACTATAGAACCTGTATCTGGACCGGATATATCACACATACTTACTACTTATTGTTTATATATTTTTAAATCCCTTTTCCACATATCGACATGAGATATTTGTTGTAATGTGTCAAGTTCTATTCTTGATTTTGACGTTTCCTCCCTGAGGTTTTGTACAGCTTCGTGCGTGTACTGATACGTTTTAATATTCAATAAATATTCGTATGAATTATCTATTTTATCAAATAATTTCCCCATTTCATGTTCGAGATCTGACCGTTTACGTTTGAAAACAATAAGTTTTTCATGAATGACCATATCAATAAACTTTGACACATTTTCTAATTTTTTTACTTTATCTTTCAAAGTAGTGATAAGGTGTGCTTTTCTTTTCTTATATGTTTCCGTTCGTATATTAACAAAATCGAAAAGTATTTCTTCTGGACTCGTATATTTATGAATACCTTTCGTAGGATGAAACAAATGCATGTTTGATACATGAAATGTTTTCTGAAGCTTGAAATCTTTTATGATTTCTTTACCTGCGTACCCTGTTATTTCAAAATTAACAGTGTCGGTCGTACTGTTATTTACATAATTCGTAATCTTTTTCTTTTCGATGAGGGTATCAAGGTACTCTTTATAGTCTTGTGTCCAACGCCCCGGTGGAAGTTCGGTTACTAATACATTTTTACCCGAAGATTTCCATACACCCTCTGTAATCCACAACCCGTCTTCATTATTAAATACCCGACCCGTGAATTTATCGAACCATGGTTTCATCGGGATAACAGTTTCACCTTTAATTATACGTTCAATATTTGTACGTATATCGATGGGGTTAAAAGGTGGTATATATGAACTAAAACCCGTACCAATACCTTCAGTTCCATTTACTAAAACGGTTGGTAAAATAGGAACATAATAATCTGGTTCGATCTGTTTACCGTCATCGTCGAGATAGTTTAATATTGGATCGTCCCTTGAATCAAATAATATCCTCGCATTTTTAGTGAGTTTTGTAAATATATACCTTGTTTGACTCGCGTCTTTACCACCCATGAGACGTGTACCAAATTGACCACATGGTTCAAGTAAATTAATATTATTCGATCCCGTAAAATTATGTGCTAATTTTACAATAGTATCTGCCAAAGAAACTTCACCGTGGTGATACGACGTTTTTTCAGAAACATATGCTGCCAATTGTGCAACCTTCATTTCGGATGTAAGATTCCGAGTGAAACACGCATATAACACTTTTCGTTGAGACGGTTTTAAACCATCAGAAACGTGTGCAATAGATCTTTTCAGATCGGCAAGACTGAAATTTACAAGATCTTTATGAATAAAATCAGTAATATCGAGACGCTCAACGTTTCCATATGGTACTTCAAGATCAGACGCCTTCTTTTCCGTACTTTCGAGTAACCACGTTTTACGCAAATCTGATTTTGTCTTATCAAATGCGAGGATTATAGATTCGTCCATGGAATTATCCGCATCAAATTGAACCGTAAGGTCTTTTATTTTTTTAAAGTATTCACGTGCCTCCGCAGAAGTAGATGTACCGAGACCCTTGTAATATTTAATTTTCCACCCAGATTTACCATTACCATACCATTGTCTAAACGTGGAGTCCGTATAAAACGATTTCGTTTCTGAACCTTTACTCGCTTTTATGATCGGTGTGACCATACTTACAACAAACTTGAGTTTAAGTAAACTCGGCCAGAAATAATGTATCATATTAAGAATAAGACCCTTGATATGACTTCCATCATTATCTGCATCAGTCATGATCATAAGTCTTCCATATCTGAGTTCAGAGAGTGATGTATACACTTTCCCTTGTTGAAGCCCCAAAATCTTTTTAAGATCGTTAAACTCTTTGTTTTCGGTAAGTTGTTTTACACTCGCGTCACGTACATTCTTACACTTACCCCGAAGTGGGAAAACACCGTAATGATCACGACCAACAACCGAAAGACCTGCAATTGCAAGTGTTTTTGCAGAATCACCTTCGGTAACAATAAGAGTACATTTACCAGAGTGTGTGGTACCCGCCTTATTCGCATCGTCTAGTTTTGGAATACCCGTTATTTTTGATTTACGAGATCCATCGGTTTTTTTCAACTCTTTCATTTCACGAAACTTCGATAACGCCAGTAGTTCTGATTGAATACCCGTTTTTAGAATATTTTTTATAAACGTTTTTGGTGGTTCAAACTTACTCCCAAAATCTTGTGGCTTGAGCGTACACTCTGATTTAACCTGACTACTAAAACTCGGATTGACGAGTGTTGCTTTTACGAAAACAAAAAACGCATTCTTGACTTGTTGAGGTCTGAGTTTTATCTTCTTTGCCATATCTTCGATAATACCGTTTGCGAGTATTCCAGAAACGTGGTCAACGTGTGAACCACCTTTTGTAGTACATATACCGTTTACAAATGATACGTGTTCGAACCCATCATCTGAAGGCGCGATACACACTGACCATCTATCACTCGTAAATGTACACATTTCATCTGAGTTCGTATACATTTTTGCGTACGTATTGAATGTACATTTTTGTAATGCTTCACCTTGAAATTTTACTTTACAGTTTTGTGACGTACAAATGTTTGCATCATGTACTCGTTTTTCAAATATTTTATATATAGAATCATCCATTTTTTGCATACCAAACCGTTTCCAATCGGGAACAAAAGTGATTGAAACGCTCGACATAGCACTCGAATACTTTTTTATTTTGGGTGTACCACACATTTTCATATTATCAGACCATTCTTGTGTATATATACACTTGTTTTCACCATCTTTAATTTTTATGGAAAACTTAGTTGAATAGACGTTTGTGAGTTTTGCACCGTATCCATTACGTCCACCCACGAGACGTTTTTGTGTATCATCATAGTTTGTACTCGTGAGTAAATGCCCAAACGTCAACTCCGGATTCCACAAACCTTCCTTTTCGTGCATTTTAACCGCAATACCACCCAAAGGTCCATTATTTTCAATTGTTATCTCACCAGACGTTTTATCAACAGAAACATTGAGCGACGTTACATTCTTGGGGTACATAGAGTTTCGGTCGATCGCGTTTACTAAAATTTCATCAAATATTTTTAAAAGTGCGGGTGAATACACAACCGTTTTCTTTTCAAAATGGTCATTTTCATATATCCAATATGGTTCCGCTACGCGTGAAACGGGTCCAACGTACGAATCTGGACGCTTTAAAATATGTTCCACGTGTGTGAGTTTTTCAATACTTTCAACCATTTATGTTATATAGCGTCGTTTATTTAAGTATATTTTTAGTCCTTCGAACCAGTATAATAATTCATATTTTGTTTTTGACTTGGGTATCGAATATATATTTTTTATACGACCACACTCGCGGTCTCTAAGTGATACTGGGTGAATATTTTTATAAGACGTTATATAACACGCGTAACACACACGTTTTATATTCATATCAAAAAATTTTAAATATCCACCATTGTTAACCATAAAAATAGGTTTTATTTTCTTATATTCACGAAGAAGTATTCGTTCATCTGTACTATTCGTATGTATATGTGGTTCTAAAGGGCATTCACATAAATAACACTCCTTTGTCCACTTAAGATTCATTTAAAAGTAAAAGGTTTTATCTTTTATACTACTCACCTAAAGTGAAGCTATACGTTCTTTTAAGTTTTATAAAGAACCACATCTTTTACTAACCTAAGTTATTTTATTTTTAGTATAAATTAAGATGTCGCAATACTTTCTACCGACCGTGATTCAGACGAATTTTAGTGATACTAAAAATGTACTCACTAAAAAACATCAATCAAATATTCAGACTTATGATGACTGTTTACGTGTATCTAAAACTTTAAAAACAAGTAAAAAAACACCAGAGGAAATGGCTAGAATTATAGATAAAATGAGAAAAAAGAAACTTGAATGTCAAAAAACAAAACCGATACAGGTTTTAGATTCTGCACCTAAACAGGACACTTCTGAAACCCGTAATGTATGTAAAGCGTTTACATTATCAGGAAAAAAATGTACATTCAAAGCTGTGTGCGGAGATTACTGTAAAAAACATAGAATAGATGATCAAGTGTTGGGAACTAGACCAAAAATAAATATTTCCTTAATATAAAAAATGTTAGATCAAGAAACACTCAGACCTGTCATAATAGCCATGGCACTTTATCTTGCAATTTCAAAAATCGTACCAGAACTTCTTAAGAAACCAACCAACATTAAATTTATCGATGATGTCGTCGCCATGCTCATTGCCCAGAGAGGCTCACTCATGTCCGGTGCTATCTTGACCGGTGTTATCACTTTCCTTACCAATTACATTGGTGATGAATTCCTGTAATACATTTTCTTTACACGTCAACATATGAGTCCTCGGATGTTCCATATACCTTATTTTATTGGTGTATGCATCTTCCATAAAATCACGCAATTGTTTTTCATTTGGTTTTCCCCATTCCATACCTTCCTGATACAAAAAATCGTCTTTTACGAGTTTTTGGCGTTCACAATCTATCATATAGGGTGTTTTTATATATTCGGGTGCACCTCCGTAATCCGTTATAATGACAGGTTTATTTCGTAAAGCCGCTTCGACTGCACCCATACCAATACCTTCCGAACTTGAAAAACTTACGTAACAATCACCCAGTGCGTGTATTTTTTCCATTTCTTCATCGAGAATAAGACCGTTTATAACTTCAACGTTTGGTATTTTTATTTGAATTGGTTGTTTACACGTCGCTTTAACCAAAAGGCGCGTATCAGGTTTATTCATACGAACGAATGTTTCAATAATTTTATTAAAATTTTTCCTTGGATCTGTTATATTTCCAATGTGATAAAATGTGTAAGGTCTATTATCAGGAACATGTGCATGTATAATGTAAAAGTTTGTTTCTGGAAACTGTTTTTTAAATACTTTTCTACAAAATTCACTCGGTACAGCGATTCTATCGAAAAGTTTAAATAGTTTACCATAATCTTCGTGCACGGTTTCGGTTTCACATATAGTCATACACGTAACGTGTTTGATTTTACGTTTAATTTCTGGTATTTTATCTAACCAGTATGGTACAGGTAAAGCATAAATGAAGGCGTGTTCACATACTGGTATATCATTTTGTAGTTCAATGTACTGACTCCCAGGAAAAAGACCCATATATTTTTTACATTGTTGACCTATACCACTCAAAAGAGATGGACCGATGAATAACATTTAGTATAAAGATAATCTTTCTTTTATATATATTACGCGATGGACTCTGTCAGAGAACAAATTGAAGAAGCACTTCAAAGATCAAAAATTCACAAAGAAACTGTCTATGGTATTCTTAGACAAATAGCTGATGCAATCGAACCACCAGCACCAGCCCCAGTAAAGGTTGTTGTCCCAATAAAGGCTCCAGCGCCAGCTCCACCAGCACCAGCCCCAGTAAAGGTTGTTGTCCCAATAAAGGCTCCAGCGCCAGCTCCACCAGCACCAGCACCAGAAACACCAAAGAAAAAAGTTGTTAAACGTGTCATTAAAAAGAAGGTTGAGGAATAGACGGCGTACTTTTATTTTTTATAAATACAAACCCACCTATTAACATAGTTATGAATAGTATTAAGTAACGCAAGGGGTACTTTTTCTTTTTTTCTTTCTCCATTTTTTCAATATCCTCCTTATCTGGAAGTTTTTTAACGTTTACGTTAAGATCCTCTATCTTCCCGATAAGTTTATGTAAAGCTTCCAGAATCTGAACCTCCCGATTTATAGGTTTTTCTTTAACGTCTATAGTTGTAACTTCGAGAACCATATACCATTCTGCATCCGGTTGTAAAGTAACGTAATCTGTATCTTCTTGGTATTCATATAACTTAAAATGAAGTTTTTGCATAGATATTGGATTAAATAAGTTTGTTTGTCTTGGGAATGCTTTCCACTGCTTATCTCTAACTATAGTATGTGCACCATGATTATAATGTCTTTCGAGTGGTACACGTGCTAAAATTTGTCCATTACGTTCATCAAGTATTTGAGCACGTTTAGGTATATCTTCACATGTTATATCAACGTACTTTGCTACACTACTCACGTGTGTATCGGAGTTAGTATTTGCCTGTCCAATTTGCGTCACGTAAAAATCGACTGGTTTTAGACCACACACTTGTGTCATATCTTCTAGATGTAAATTTGATTCAAGTGTAAGATCGATACTAAACGTGTTATTAGAACCATTTACAAATTTCGAATCTATAATTATATACTGAACCTTTTTAGGTAAGTCCTGGAGTGAGACCATCTTGTATTTAGTATATAAAAAAATAAATATAAATAACAGCAATAATGTTTAGTCTTTATAATAGTGTATGTCGTTTAATAGCCCCAACAACACAAACACTAAACCCATCGTATTCACAGTCGTCTTTTGATTTTAATACAAAAGTAGAAAAAATACAATATATGGACACATCATGGAGTACATACGATAGAATGCTTGCAACGAATGATACTGGTGAAGTTATTGTATTAGAATACAACAAACACGATAAAACGTTTGTTCAATATAGACCTAAGTTTAAAAGATAAGTATAAAAATATATAAAAATGAAATGGACGACTACATTGCCTTACACACGTACGACTATAAACTCTCGTTTTGTCAAGCGACAAACGAACTCCCGGGTGACATGCAAAGACTCGTATGGGAAAAACTTAATACGTACGAATCACGTGATATCGTGTGTCCGGGAGCCCCTCAACGAGCCTCCAGAAATACACGATTCTCAAAAGAGAGAATCGAAACTCTGGTTAACAGATGGAGAGAAAAGTGGGGCGAACCTACTCCGTGAAAATATGAATACACTTACACGTGAACAAATGTGTTTAGATGATTACAAGCGTATTGAATATGATTCATATTCACTTGTACTTTATAAACTACTTCTCGATGATCTTAAATACCAAAGACGTGAATTACAATATTCTGCTATTTTCGGTGATAAATGGAGAAAAACACCCGTAAATAAGAGTAATTTATTAAATATTCATACACGTATATATGAAGTTGAGAAGAGCTGTAAAGATTTTATAAAAAAGGAACGCAAATTTAAGAAAAAGTATTTTCAAGATGAAAACTATATTATTAAAGGTATAGATATAGATTAAATAAATTGTAATGTTGAGTATAATAAACCCGTACACTAAAACCATTAGAATATCATGCCCCACTAAACGTAAAGAAGGTATAGCTGAATATGAACAAGTCAAGGCTAAAATTAGAAAATCAACTTTACAATACGGTGTAGCTATTTCAACATATAATTTCATTTTTCATACACCCATTGACGGTGTATCTGCTACTTTAGGGACAATTGCATCGTGTATTTATGTAGACTCGTTGTCATCTTACGTCGACAATATAGAAAAATTACCCGTTTTGAATAAACGGTTATTGTTACCAACGTGTCTCGCACTCGCCGAATCTGTATGGAATTCTAATGATTTACCATTCGATTTTAATATGGGGGCAACTTTATTTGGATTCTTAGCGTATAAAATGGCATTTTATCAAATCGTGGCAGAAGAAATATTGATGTATAGTGAAGACCTAAGTGATATAGACCAGCTGTAATAAGTATAATAAAAAAATGTCTTCTCTCATTTACGAACTTACAAAACAATCTGTCAGTCTTGAAAGACTTGACAAACTTGACGGTGTTCTTTCGAGTTTTCGAAACGATCAATTTTCAAGTGGTACACCTTCTCAAGTATATGGCGTTAAACCGAAACACAATTTTCCAAGTGAGTGTAACCCCAAAGAACTTGATCATATTGCGTATGTTGGTATATCTGCATTCAACGATAAACTTCACTTAGTGGACTTTATGTATGAAGAGAAATATGAAGATGGTAGTCGAATGGGTATTATTGAACCATCGTTACGGATGTTGTCAAAAGATAAACTGGGTACTATGATTGCTCCACGACACGTTCCGGAAGAATGGGTTGAGTTCT